ACAGACTACAGAACCTACCCCAGCAGGTTAAAGAAATAGTTAAAGGTAGTGTTGACTAATTAACAATTAGTTGTTATAATAACACTATAGGATAGAAATATGTCAAAACCCATTAACATGGCTACAGGTGGACTAATGTCTTTACCACCTTATCTTAGAGATACTGAAAAGAAAGATTCAGGTATTACACCTTATGATGTAAATACTCCTGAATCTGCTAGAAAAGGTTTACCTCAAAGAAGTTTATCTAAATCTAGAACTAGATATTCAAAAGGTGATATGGCTAAAAAGAATGGCAACCCTGAAATTTGGACTGCTGAAGACTGGGAAGAGATGAATGCTAAAAAAGATAAAATAAAAGAAAAAAAGAAAATATTAGTAGCATCAAAAGCAGATGATGAATTTAGAGAAGCTCTTTACGAAGAAATAAGATTGGAAGAAGAAGAGTTTGAGTTAAAATATGGAAAACCTAAAAATAAAAAAGCTCTTGGTGGTTACATGGATGAATTTCAAATTGCTGAAGAAGAACCTTTATCTAGACAAAAAATAGCTTTAGGTGGAAGAGCAGCTCTTGAAGAAAAATATGATAGACGAAGAGATTATAAAGCTTATGCAGAAGGTGATGAAGTGATTGCTGAAGAAGAAATTATTGAAGAACCTTTAATGGCTCCAGTAGGAATGGAAGAACCATTAATTGAAGATGAGATTGCTGCAGATGATTTAGCTATGGAAGAAGATGTAGCTATGGAAGATGCAGAAAGTGTTTTAGATACTTCAATGTTAAGTGAAGAAGAAGAAGTAGTCGTGGATGCTGCTATAGAAATGTATCCAGAATTAGAAGCCATTTTACCAAAGATGGTTGCAACAGAATTTACAGAAGATGAATTAGTAGAAGGACCTGGAACAGGAACTTCAGATTCAATCCCAGCATTATTGTCAGATGGCGAATTTGTATTTACAGCAAAAGCTGTTAAGAATATCGGCATTGATAAATTAAGAAAAATGATGGCACAAGCTGAAGAAGCTTATGATGCTGGTATGGTTAATCAAGAAGAAACTGCAGAACTTGCAGTAGATGAAACCATCGTATAACAGAATTTAGAGTAGGTACTCTAGATAAACAAGCTACCTTCTATTTTTGTAATAGAAGCCCTTGTAGCTTCGTTTCAAATTAATCACCTTTTTTTGCTACCTTCAGTAAAAGAAGCCCAAAGGAGGATTTTATGAATAATAAAGAAAACGAAGGAACAACTAATGAAGTCGAGGCGAATCCATATAATCGCAAAAAGTATTGGCATACAGCAGACGTAATGCCAAAGTCAGTACCAAATGCGGATAGTGGACCAGTCGAGCCTGACCCTGAGAAGAAGACAGGATTTAGCTACGCAAGTAACACTACAACAAATAGTGCGAACCCAAATGTTTTATCACCCTCTTCTACAGCTACTTCGGATAAGGTCTTACAGGAATCAGCATTAAATGTTGAAGCCAAACCTTATACAAAAGTTGACTATAAAAAAAGATATGATGACCTAAAGCGTTATTATGATAGGAAACTTGGTGAATGGAGTAATAAAGAAGGAGACCTCAAAGCACAGCTTCGAGATAACCGACCTAAATACACACCACCTAAAAGTGCTGATGAACTTAGTGCTTTTAAAAAAGATTACCCTGACATTTATGGCGTGGTGGAAACTGTATCTCACTTGCAATCTCAAACAGAGATGAAAGGTTTGCAGGAAGAAGTTAACTCTTTGAAAAAAGCTAACACAGCTTTATCACAGAGAGAAGCTCAATTAGAGTTATCGAAATTTCATCCAGACTTTAATCAAATTAAAGAATCAGATGATTTTCATAATTGGGCAGACACACAACCCATGGAAATTAAGAAGTGGGTTTATGAGAATACTTCAGATGGTAAACTTGCTGCAAGAGCAGTCGACCTGTATAAGAAAGACCGAGGACTTGGATTAGATAAAAAAGCCACAGAAGATAAAAGAGTTACTCAAGGTGCTGATTTGTTAGTTAAAACTAACGAACAAATTCAACCACCAACGAATAATAAAGTTATCTTTAAAAGTTCTGACTTTGAAAAAATGTCAGATGCTGAGTTTGAAAGAAATGAGAAATCTATTCTGATAGCACAGCGAGAAGGTAGAATTACTAGAGATTAGTAAAACTATCATTTTTATCAACCAAACAAAAAGGAGTCATAAATTATGGCAAATTTTGCAGGTTCAAGTACTACTAACTTTGGTGGAGAAACTCCAGCAGGGGACCAGGCTAACGCCTTTTGGGTACCTCAAATATACTCGAAGAAAGTTCAAATAGCACTACGTAAAGCATCTGTTGCAGAAGCAATCTGTAACACAGACTATATGGGTGAAATTAAAAACTTTGGAGACACAGTCAATATAGTACAAGAACCACAAATAACTGTAAGTGATTATACTAGAGGTCTAGCGACTTCTGCTACAGCACTAACAGACAACGAGCTTGTTCTCACAGTAGACCAAGCTAAATACTTTCAATTCGCACTAGATGATATTGAAAAGAGATTTTCACATATCAATTTCCAATCTATTGCATCAGACAATGCAGCATACAAACTAAGAGATGCTTTAGACAGTAATGTCTTTACATATCTAGGTCTTGACGCTTCATCTATCGGTGCTACTAGACAAGGAAGTACATCAACACCTGACACAATAGGTTTTGGAACTGGTGAAGTTGACCCTTTAAATGAGATGAGTCAAGCTGCTTTTTTTCTCGACAGACAAAATTGCCCTGAAGAGGGTCGTTGGTTTGTTGGAGCACCTGAGTGGTACGAATCTTTAGCTAACACAGCTTCTAAACTATTATCAGTTGATTACAACGCTGGTAAAGGTAGTCTTAGAAATGGATTAGTTGCAAGTGGTCTCGTTAGAGGTTTCCAAATGTATAAATCAAATAATCTAGCAACAAATGACCTAACAGGTGCTTCACCTGCTGGGACAGCAACTGCTCCTGTGGCGACATGGGGTCAAATGAGTGCAGTTTCGTGTGCATCTCAATTGAAGATTGTTGAAAGTTTAAGAAGTACTACTACTTTCGCTGACATAGTAAGAGGATTACTTGTCTTCGGAAGAAAAGTTCTTAGAACTGATTGCGTTGGAAGAACAATTTACGTTATAGCCTAATTTATTAGTCTTTACGTTATTGTTAGTATTAAACCTAACACCTAGATAGGGGGTTGAAATATACCCCCTGTCTTTTAAAATCAACCAAAGGATTTATATGGAACATATTAATAAAGCATGGGCTTGGGTTAAAGCCAATAAAAAAATTTCTATTATTGCAGTCGTAGTAGTAGTAGTTATATACAGTCTTGTTAATTAATTTATAGAGGAATTTAAATGAGTAAAGCTGTAAAAAAGCTTAGAAAATATTTTCAGGAACTTCAGAAGTTAGAAGCAAAAGAAGAAGTTGTTTTAGAAAAGATTGATGAAACAATTGATGAATTAGAAAATTGCGACCACTCTGATTGTTCACCTGTTCATCCATTAAAAATTAACGATTAAAAATGGCAAAGACATATTTATCACTTACTAATGAATTATTAGTAGAACTTAATGAACCAGAACTTTCAGCAGTTGCTGATGGAGTAGGAGTACAAAAACAAGTTGCTAACTGTGTAAATAGAGCTTACTCTGATATAGTAGATGCTGTAGATGATTGGTCTTGGTTAAGTGCTGGTAATCCTGATGACCCTTATTATGGTAATACTACTGTTCAAACAGTTATTGGACAAAGATGGTATTTAGCAAAAGCTTTATCTCCAGATGTAGATGGAGATTTTGATTCAGTAAATTGGGATATGTTTACTCTTGTAGATACTGCCTCACCTTATACAATTAATAAATTAGCTTTTACAACTTTAACAGTTTGGAGAACTAATTATGCAAAATCAGAAGAAGCTTCTGCTAGAACTTCTGAATATGCAGTACCATTAAGAGTTATAAGAAGTTCTGATGGTAGAAGATTTGGATTATCTCCAATACCTGATAAAGTTTATAATATACATTTCTTTGCATATAATAGACCAACTGCTTTATCTGCAGATACAGATACAGTTGCCTTTCCAGAACAATACAAAACAGTTTTATTAGCAAGAGCTAGATATTATATTTATCAATTTAAAGATAATATAGCTCAAGCACAATTAGCATTAGACGAATACAAAAAAGGTTTACAATCTATGGCTGATAATTTAAATTCACCACAACCACAATATATGTCGGATGTAAGATTTACTTATTTGTTACCATAAGGATTAAAAATTTATGCCAACTCAAGGAGCTTCCATTACAGTTGCAGGAGGTTTAGATTTAGTTTCAAGTGCTCATGCATTATTTAGAACACCTGGAGCAGCAACTATTTTACAAAACTTTGAATCAGCTACAACAGGTGGCTATCGAAGAATAAATGGTTTTACAAAATGGGGTGCAGGAAGTGCAACCAGTCCAAGTGGTACAACTACAGATGCTATAACAGGAATAGTTCCATATGCTAATGGAGTTATTGCTTGTCAAGGTAATAATATTTATTGGAGTACAGATGGTATTACTTGGCTTCAAATTAATAAAGATACTTATAAAAGTTTAACTGGTACAGTTGCAGTAACTGCAAGTTCAGCAGCAGTTGTTGGAACTGGAACAGCATTTACAACTGAATTAGCTGTAGATGATAGAGTAAAAATTAATAGTATTACATATAGAGTTTTATCTATTACCGATAATACAAATTTAACATTAGATATTGAAGTTGTATCTACTGCTAGTACTCAAACTATTTATAGAAGTGGAATGACTTCTGCTGAAGTAGCAAGTGCTACAACAGTTGCAAGAACAAATCAAACTAATAATCAGTTTGCTAACTATGAATCAAATGGTGCTTATGGAACTTTATATATTGTTGATAGTACCAATAAAGTAGCTGAATTTCAGATTACAACTTCAGGTGGAGTTAATACTTATTACTTTGAAGAACTACAAAGGTCAGCTCCAGTTAATCCTAAAAGATGTACTATCTTTTCAGAACGATTAGTTGTAGCTGGACAATCAGTATCAACAAGTACTGTTGCTTATAGTAGCCGCTTAAAACCTTATGATTTTGAAGCTACTGGTTCAGGAGCAATTGATGTTGGAGATATTATTGTAGGCATTAAAGTTTTTAGAAATACTCTTATTATATTTTGTAAAAATAGTATATTTGAGTTGACAAGTCTAGATTCTGACCCTATACTTAAATCTATAACCAAAAATATAGGTTGTATAGATGGAAATACAATTCAGGAAATTGGTGGAGATTTAATATTTTTAGCACCTGATGGATTAAGAACAGTTGCTGGAACAGCTAGAATTGCTGACGTTGAAATCGGTTCTGTTAGTAGAAAAATCTTACCTTTAATAAATGACCTTTTAGATAATATTGCTGATTATACTCTTGCAAGTATGGTTATTAGAGAAAGAAGTCAATATAGATTATTTTACTTTCAATCAGGTCAAGCAGATGCAAGTCAAAAAGGAATTATAGGAACATTTAAATTTGATGAACAGGGAATCCCTGCTTTTGAATGGAGTAATACAAAAGGTTTAGTCGTTAAGACTTGTGCTTCAGATTTAAATACTTCTAATGAAGAAGTGAAATTTAGTGCAGATGAAAGTGGATATGTTTATTTACATGATAATGGAGATAATTTTAATGGTTCCAATATTGATGCAAGATTTCAAACACCAGATATGGACTATGGAGATAATGGTTTAAGAAAAAGTCTTTATGCTGTTAAAGCAAATATTAAACCAGAAGGAACACAAGACGATTTAAAATTAAGAATTAGATATGATTTTGAATCTACAGATGTACCTCAACCTGGAGAATTTAATGTTGGTACTTTAAATCGAGCATCTTTATATGGAAGTGCTTTATATGGAAGTGGAACATATGGTGCAGTAGTTTTACCAAGTAAAAGAATGTTAGTAACAGGAAGTGGATTTTCAAATAGTTTTAGATTTTTTAGTGATGATACAAATGCAGCTTATTCAGTTAATGGATTATTCGTATCATTTATAGCAGGAGGAAGAAGATAATATGGCAGGTTATACACGACAAACCACATTTACAACTGGTAATACAATTGAAGTTGCAGATTTTAATAATGAATATAATCAATTATTAGCAGCATTTGTAAATACAACTGGACATAAACATGATGGTACAGCAGCCGAAGGTCCTGTTATTTCTGTACTTGGAGATAGTGGAGTAGTTACTCCTTTAAATAAAATTTTAGTTGATACTGCTAGTAATCATTTAGAATTTTATGTAGATGTTTCTAGTGCTGCAGTTCAACAATTAAGAATTCAAGATGGAGCAATCGTTCCAATTTTAGATAATGATATAGATATAGGTACAACTCTTTTAGAATTTAAAGATGGATTTTTTGATGGTACTGTAAATTTAGATACTTTAGTTATCGGTACTTCAACTGGTGTAACATCTGTTGATACAGATTTAACTTCTGCTTCATCAAGTGATGATACTTTAGCTTCTGCTAAAGCAATTAAAACTTATGTAGATTCAGTCCCTGTCGGAGACCTTACTGCTATTGTAGCAGGAACTGGTTTAACTGGAACATCTTTATCAGGACCAATACCAACTTTAAATGCAATTGGTGGAAATGGTATAACTGCTAATGCTGATGAATTAGTAATTGATACAGCAATAACAGTTGATAAAACAACAGCACAAACTCTTACAAATAAAACTCTTACAACTCCAATTATTTCTAGTATTTCAAATACTGGAACAATAACTTTACCTACTTCAACAGATACATTAGTTGGTAAAGCTACTACAGATACTCTTACAAATAAAACATTAACAAGTCCAGTTCTTAATACAGCAATTAGTGGAACAGCTTTTAAAGATGAAGATACTATGTCTTCTGATTCAGCAACTGCTGTATCTTCACAACAATCTATTAAAGCTTATGTTGATACCCAAGTCGCAACTATACCAGTTGGAGATATTACTTCAGTTGTTGCAGGAACAGGTTTAACAGGTGGTGGAACATCAGGTGATGTTACTTTAAATGTTATTGGCGGAACAGGTATTACTGCAAATGCAGATGATATTGCAATTGATAGTACTGTTGCTACATTAACTGGTTCTCAAGTTTTATCAGCTAAAACATTAACTAGCCCAGTTTTAAATGGAACACTTAGTGGTACAGCATTTTTAGATGACGATACTTTAGCGGATGATTCTGCTATAGCAGTTGCATCTCAACAATCTATTAAAGCTTATGTTGATGCACAATCACATTCTACTGTTACAGCAGATAGTGTTACTACATTTACAAATAAAACAATAGATGAAGATGCTACTGGTAACTCAATTACAAATTTAGCTAATGCAAGTATTAAAGCAGCAGCAGCTATTGATGCAACAAAGATTGCAAATGGAACTGTTACAAGTACAGAATTTCAATATATAAATAGTTTAAGTTCAAATGCTCAAGACCAAATAGATTTAAAAGCACCTTTAGCTTCTCCAGCTTTAACTGGAGACCCTACAGCTCCTACACAATCAGCAAGTGATAACTCAACTAAACTTGCAACAACAGCTTATGTTGATGGTCAAGTTGCAACAGAAAATGAATTATCAGAATTAAATGATGTAACGATTGCAGGTATTGCAGATGCTAATTATTTAATATATGATAATGCTGCAAGTGTTTGGAAAAATAAAGCGATAAGTGGTGCTTTTACTTCTGATAATTTAGGAGTAACAACTTTATCTGCTTTAATAGATGCTACAAAAATAGCAGATGGAACTGTTACAAATGCAGAATTCCAGTATATTAACACTTTGAGTTCTAATGCACAGACTCAAATAGATACGAAAGCTTCAGCAGGTTTTGCTGTGGCTATGGCGATTGCTTTGTAGTTTACAACATGGCAAAAATATGGTATAATTAGGATAACAAATGGCTCAAAATTTTCAAAGAACACTAAAAAGAAATATCACTCTCTTGGCTTCCCCTATGGAACTAAGAGCAGCTACTACAACAAATGATGCAATCATAGGTGTAAGATGTACTAATACTTCTGGTGTATCAGTAAATGTTACTGTCTATGTAAAAAATAGTGCAACAAACTATTACATTATCAAAGATGCTCCCATCCCTACAGGTGGAAGTTTAGAATTAATTGATGGTGGTTCAAAAGTTGTATTACAAACTGGAGATTCAGTTGAAGCTTATGCTTCAGCAGCAACTTCAATTGATATTATTACAAGTGTTGTTGATTCAATTAGTACATAATATTAAGGATAATATAAATGGCATATGTTGGTGCAACTCCTGCACGAAAAGCTTTAACTTCTAGTGATATTTCAGATGGTATAATTACTGCTGGAAAAATTGCTACTGATGCAGTTGAAACTGTAAAGGTTAAAGATTTAAATGTTTCTACAGCAAAGTTAGCTGCAGATGCAGTTACAAATGCTAAAACAGAATTTACACCTGGATTAGAAATCAAAGGTGATGGTGCAAGTGCTGCTGGTAAGTTAACTTTAAATTGTGAACAAAATACTCATGCAGTACATATTGCAAGTCCTGCTCATTCTGCAGCAGCTACATATACTTTAACACTCCCTACAGGAGTTGGAACAGATGGACAAGTTTTAGCAACAGATGGAACAACTTCAAATCAATTATCTTGGGTAGATGCAGTAGAAACAAAACCTACTGTAACTTCAGTAAGTGCAATCATACCTCCAAGTATAGCAACAAGTGTAACTATTACAGGAACAAATTTTGCAAGTGATTCTACTCATGTACCAATTGTAGAAGCAGTAAGTTCAACAAATGCATATACAAGAGCTTCAGTAGTTTCTTGGGCAAGTGCAACCTCTATCTCGGCAACCTTCGATTTACCTCTTGGAGATTACCGAGTTAGAGTTGAGAATCCAGATGGTAATGCTGGAATGTCAACTAACGCAATTTTACAAGCTAGTACAGCTCCTACATGGACAACTGCTTCAGGTTCTTTAGGAACTTTTGCAGCAGGTGCTACTATATCAGAAACTGTTGTAGCAACTTCAGATAGTGCTGTAACTTATGCAAAAACAGATGGAACTTTACCAGGTGGTCTTAGTTTAGCAACTGCAACAGGAATTATAAGTGGAGATGAAACTGGAAGTTCAGCAACAACTACTTATACTTTTGAAATAACTCCAACAGATGCAGAAGCTCAAGTTGGAGCAGCAAGAGAATTTACAATGACAATTTCTCATGGTGGAACTGGAGGAATGCAATTTAACTAGGATTTTATTATGGCAGGAAGTACATCTATAACAAGAACAGTAGCTAGTTCAGGAAATCAAAAAACCTGGACTTGGAGTGCATGGGTAAAAAGAGCAAATCTTACAGGTGCAGTAAATAATCTTAAACAAATATTTTCAGAATCGTATGCTGATGCTTCAAATTGGGCTAACTTTTATATAGAACCAGCTTATAGTGGGGATGTTTTCTCATATTATGAAGTCTCAGGATATGCTTGGACTTGGATTAATTTCTTTAGAGACCCTACTGCTTGGTATCATATAGTTTTAAGAACAGACACAACAGAGGATGATAATGCAGACAGGATGCGACTTTATATAAATGGAGTTTTAGCCACTCCAGAGGTTGTACATAGTATATCTCAAGATAC